TCATGCACGCATCCTCTCCCTTCTGAACTTCTCGACAGCAATATCAAGCTGTTCCTGTGTTTTGAAGGCGGCGATACCGTGCAGGGGCTTCATCAGAAGTTTGCGACTCTGCTTGTAGTCAGCGCCTTTCAATCCGATGCCGTCAAGCCAGATGCGCATCGCAAATTTCTCGTTGTCTTCATTGACCTTTTTCGCAAAGATACGCTTATGCTCGATAGCAGAGCGGTTCATAAGGAGCATCAGCTCTTGAAAAGCCGCCATATGCTCCTGATCGGTATTCTCCGGCATTGCCGTGATCAGAGTGGCATCATCGGTAAAGGAAATGCCGCAAAGCCCCGTCCTGTTTTCACGGATGGCTTTGAGAAAATTCCCAACAGAGTAGGTGCAGGCATCGTCTTGCAGAGCATCGATCACAGCATCAGACACATAAAAATGCGCCCCTGTTGCTTTCCCGATCAGACTTGCCCTCGTGTAAAAGAGATGAACAAGGTTGCGCAGCGTTAAGCCGGTGTGGTCGGTAAGCGGGAGCGTTAAAACAGGCTCAGCGTTATCTGTGAACTCCGGCATTTCTTCCTCCGGCGCTGTATCTACTTCCGGTTCGGGATCTTGTTCTGCCGGTGCTTCTTCTGATTCGGACACAGGCTCTTCCATCGGTTCATTCTGCACCTGCTCGATCAGAGCCTCAGAAACAAGAGTCTGCAAAACGTCCTCAAAAGCCTCATCGGGTGCGAGGAGTACGCCATCCCTAGTGACGGTGTAAGCACCGATCTGATAGCTGAAGCCCTGTCCCCGCATGAATTTTGATCTGATTCCCAGAAGTTGTTCCATTCTTCTGACAAGCTCTCTTCGATCCATGACTTTCAGTTTGAATTCCTGCATGGTATCACCCCTCCTGCGTTTTATGTATGAGCGTGAAATTCGCAGTTTCACGCCCTTTTCGCACTACCATATTAAATCGTCTCTGCGGATAAGTCAAGCGTATTTCAGCTTGATTTTCAGCATATAGTATACGAATCTTCGCCTTGTAAATTGTGGAATATATGCTGAAAGTAACGAGGGTTTTACGCCTTCACAAGCGTGCCTTTATAGGTGTCCTTGCCGATGGTAACGGTAACGGAAGCGGTCTGATCGTCTGCGGTCGGCTCGTTAGATGCGGGAGTCGGCTCTGCTTTGCCGTAGCCGTTCTTTCCGGCATTTTTCACCTTTGTAGCATAGTCAATGTACGCCTCATCCAGATCGACATTGCCGGTGATGCCGTCCACGCTGCCCTTATCGCTGTACTGCCAGATGCCGACAGCACCGCTGTAATTCAGCTTGCTGCCCCACTCCGCTACCCACAGTGCATAGCGGGTCTTGATATCGTCCTCAATGTGAGTGTTGAGAACAGAACGGCTTGTGTAAAGACCGACCCAATAACCGTTCTTTTCGAGAACCTCGCAGAACGCCCGCACCATCGCAGAGCAGTTTGCCTTGCCGGTGTCGAGCGTTTTCTTCTCCTCCTGATCAAAGTAGATTGGGAACTCGAACTGCTTATTTTTCAGGACGGAGATACAAACTCCTGCTTCCTGTCTTGCCTCCTCCGGTGTGGTCGCATAGCTGTACCAATACGCACCGACAGGGATACCGGCATTTTTAGCACCTGCATAATTATTCTCAAACTGCTTGTCCTTCTGTGATGCCAGTTTGCCGTAACCAGCACGCAGAATTGCGAACTGGATGCCAGCCTTCTTCACTCTGTTCCAGTCGATATTGCCGTTGTGTACGCTTACATCAATGCCTTTCATACCGTTCATTTTATCGTCCTCCTTGTTTGCATCCGCACTGCCGCTGTTGGCAGTTACGGAAAAATATTTGTAAAAATCATCGGTCACAGTGCTGTAGCTGCGCACCTCATCGCCGTACCATTTGTATCCTTCACGGACATCCACATGGGTGTAGATATATGCGGCGGTGATATTGGCAATGCCTGTGAAACCGATGTCCTGCGCTTTTTGACAGACGAGTTTACTTGAAATTGGTTGACCGTCCTGACCGTAGCAGCAGATGTCCGCCGCCTTGCCGAGTGTGTGCTGTCCTGTGCCTGAACCGCCGACATTCTTATCGTACGCTGTGCATCTGTAGCCAGAGGTCACGATGATCTTGCTGCAATTGAGTGCGGCATACAGCTTTTCAAGATTTGCAATTAGCTCATCGGAGATCAGAATGTCATGCTCCTTCCCGCACTTGCAGCGGAACTCCTGCACATTAAAATGCGGGCTCAGTTGTGTGCTGTCATTGAAATCATATTTCTGTACCATGCGTTTTTCCTTTCTATCGTGTATCGCCCTATTTTACGGCTTGTACAACAATCCGGTTATTGACAGAGACCGCCTGAAATGTTATAATGGAAGAGTACAAATCAGGCGGTCACATCCGTTAATTTTCATTGTCTGTGTCAGTGTTATCGGGAGTATCAGTGCTGCCGCCCTCTTCCTCCACAATTGCATCCAGCACATCCTCTGCCTCATCGTTCACGCGCCCTGCCTTTTTCTGAAGAACGTCAATCGCTTTCTTGATTGCATCAGGGAAGGGAATCCCCATCAGCGTCATATTCTCCACGATGGAAAGCAGCTCGTTGACGCAGAATCCGATGCACGTTGCATCTCGGATATAGGTCGTTCCGAGCAGGATATCAATGCGGACAGCCACAACGACCATCAGCACGACGCAGAACTTTTTAGCAAGTCCCACCCAGCCTGCTTTAGAACTGAGCTTACCGTTCGTGCTGTGCTTGGATTTGCCCATAGCAGCAGATACGAATCCCGTGACAAAATCTACTGCCATGAAAACGATCAGCGTGATAAGCGCAGAATCCCAGCCGCCGACAATAGCGGCGAAGAATCCGCCTACCACACCGATCACGGTACAGATATTCTCTTTCATGCCTCTACCTCCCATACTTTTACGCTCTGAATGATCGGATGTGTGTTATTACTCCTTCCCACCCAGCAAAGGTAATACTCACCCGGCTGAATGCCTGTGCAGTCTGTTTCCGTAGTGATAAACTTCTGCGACTGTAGCCACTGGAAATCAAGCTGTACAGCTCGTCCGTTCTCGATTTCGCTCCGAGCGTAAAGCGTGATCGGCACATCGATCTTGCCGCCGGGCGGTGTAATCAGGTACAGCTCGCCGTCCTCGGTCGCTCCGGAGAGATAGCGGAACTGGATCTTGCTGTCAGATGTCAGATTTAGCTTTTGTTCTACACAGGTCAGAATCTGCGCATCCCAGTTAAAGTCCTCCTGATCGTAGAACAGAGCGTAGTCGTTCGCTTCCGAGCAGAAATTTGGATACTGACTGCTCATATTTGTAAGTGTCCGGAATCCGCCGTTCAGTACAAATCCAAGAATGGTGCTGTATTTTGTGAGGACATCATCGCCATACTCGAACAGGACAGTGTAGCCGTTATTCTTCAGTGCATCGATCTGTGCTTGCAGGTCAACGAGCGTTGCCTGAATGCTGTCGATATCGTTCTCGTTGACACCGATACGGGATGCATTGTTATCGCACTTGTTTTTCCAGACAGTAAGCTCCGTGGACAGTCCGTTGAGCTGTGTCTTGACAGTCGAAATAGAATCCCATTCATTGATTTTCGCCTGCGTAATTCCGTTGAGAATGGTCAAATTATGATGCCAATGCGCCTGTGTAACCACAGGGGATACAGATTCCTCTACCGTCTGAATGCGGTAGGTCGTTTCATCCTCGTACTGCTGTAAGTTCTGCAAAAGGGAGAGCAGATCAGCCGTCAGCGAATCGAGCGTATCCTTATTCTCATGCGTGTGTGCAGTGTTGGAGAAATTGTTGACGGATTCAAAGAGCGTGTGAATCTGTTCTCTCGTCCAGTCCTCAAAGGGAGCGACACCCTGCATGGCAGTCACAAGTGCCTCAGTGATCTTATCGAGCGTTCCGGCATTGCTGTGCGTATGCTTTGCTACATTCAGCACATCGATAGCAAGAGCAAGCACATAGTTTGCCACAGGATTGCTGCTGTTTTCATCGAGGTGTGTATCGATAGCAGTGATAGCATCAAGCACCGCTTTATTTGTATGCGAATGCAGCTCTCTTGTCAGCGGGATCATAGCTTCACGAATAGACAGCGCCTCTGCTTCGAGGGCTTCCGTTGTTGCATAGGTCTCCGGAGAGATACCTGCCAGTTTCTGCTGCTCCTCCGTTGTGTACGGCGCGGTTGTTGCATCAAGCACAGCCTGATTGTTGTGACGATGCTTGTACTGCTGCAAATTGAGGATCTCCTCATTGATGGTCTGAATGTCATAGACCGTTTTATCCTCGAACTGCTGCAGCTCATACAGCTCTGTGAACAGTTCCGGAGTCAGGCTGTCCAGCGTAGCCTTGTTATCGTGTGAATGCGATTCCTCCGCTACGGGCTGGATGACAGTCTCCACGATGGTCTGCACCTCGGTTGTTTTCGGATACTCGGACATATCCGGTGTAACACCGTCCACACCATCCTTGCCGTGAAGTGAAGCCAGCCATTCATCGAGCGTTCCTGTGTACCCCTCCTGCACTGCAAGCTCATAGGCACTCTTGCCGGGATCGCCCTTTGTTGTCTCCTCGATCTTCTGCAAAAGCTGCTGATACAGATCCGGAGTGGGAGGGATGGGCGGATCATCGTCACCCTCAAAACCGGACGGGCGGATATTGAGTGTAACCGGAACGGTCGTTGCTCTCACCGTTGTATCCGATGCTGTATCATAACCGAACACCGACATCTTCGCAGCACCAGCGTGAAGCTCCGCAGGCAGATAACAGGTCGTCCCGTCTACACCGAGTACGATGGAATACACCTCATCGCACTGGCTGAACTGTACTACTTTGTGAAACCGCTTCCAGTCGCCGTCAAAGGTGAACTTGAACTGCACATACTGGATCTGGTGGTCTGCAAGAATCTCACGCTCGATGATTTCAATGCTCTGGTTTTTTACAAGGAATTTCCACATTAGTCACGCACCTCCGTCCATTCTCCTGTTTCTGTATCATACTGCATATATCCGTCAAGGCAATTAACCCTGGTTAGTGTTCCTGTAAGCTGACCGCCTCTGCCGTCCCAGCTCGCTCCCTTTGTTACCGCTGCCCATTCATCAAGGCTCCCCTCATAGGTAAGCTGAGTAAGACTGTTGCAGTAATTGATCCAGTGAGAGCCGATTTTCGTCACATTATGGCTTAGAGTCACATCTGAGAGCCTATTGCACATAACAAAAAGGAATCCCGGCACTTCTGCACATTCGATTCGTGCAGTCCGAAGAGTAGCACTGCCATCAAAAATATAGGTGCCGAGCGTGGTGAGCGTTGCAGGCATGATGATAGAAGTAAGTGCCTGATCGACAAACGCCTTCTCGCCAATTGTTGTAATAGTCGGAGGAATCGTCAGAGAAGTCAGACCACCCTGTGTATACATGAAAAATGCACGAGCCTTGATGGTTGTAAGCGTGCTTGGGAATGTGACCGTAGCCATATTGTAGCATCGTTCAAACACGCTTGTACCAATTGCTGTGATACCCTCGCCGATTACAAGTGAACGGATATCCTCTCTTTCCCAGAACGGCGATCTACCGATATCATAGTCATAAGTCTCACCGGATCCGTGCAGCAGGAGCTTTCCGTTCTCATAGAGAACATAATGAATATTCTCACCGCAGGTGCCGATCTCCACAATACCGCCGATGATATCATCGACTTCGGTCTGAAGAGTTGCGACTTGCGTTGTCAGTTCCTGAATTGTATCGTTATACTCTGAAATATCCGCCTCGATCTGTGCAAGTTGAGCCAGCATTTCCGTGACCTTGCATTTACCGAGGATACAGCGGCAGTAACCGCAGACGTTCCTGTCCTCGCGGTAGTCATACCAGTCACGCTCCGAAAGAGAGGTAGCTCCCGGATTCAGCCGCACGGCATACATAAGCAGCCGCACATGATCCGCATCCTGCGGAATGGTCGGAAGCTGCGGTGATTCAGCAGGAGTACCGGGGAAAAGGCGGAGCGTGACACTGCGGACGGATTCCGTTGTATCCAGATAGATTGCAATGCCCACATAACGCGGCAGCGACTCGTCCATATACTCGGACAGGTCAATGCTGTATCTTGCATCGTTGATGAAGTAGTGACCGTTGATCCAAGCCTTACCTCTGCCGACCGATACACTCAGCCCACTGCTTGCTGCGAGGAGCTTGAAGCAGTCGCCGTAGTTGTCCTGAATGCCGTTACAGATAATGCTTGACAGGTAGTCGTTAAAATTTTCTGCTGTGTAGGTGCGGTCAAGACCTACTGAATTGAAAAATCCGCATGAAAAAGCCATAAGCTATCCCTCCTTGAATGTGGGCGTAAGACTGCGCCCGTTCTGGTCGAAAGCCTCTATCATGCCGATGAGCTGTGTTTTTGGCTGTATCATGCCAAATCGCTTATGCTCGACTGCCACATAGTCACCGACATAATAATCACGGTTGTATACATACTGCGTAGAATTGGCTGCGATCTCTGATTCCGATGCTGTCTTGGGAGACTCCAGCTTTTCCGAACCTCTTGTTTTCAGCAGCTCGATATACTGCTCCTCCGGGATCGGCACAGTTTCACCCTCGACCTGTTCTGTTTCGGAGATGTCATCCGCATCCACATACAGCTCATAGCGGTCAAGATAGGTCGGTTCAGAATCGTCATAGTAGGTTGTCCGCTTTCGCTCCTCGCCCTTGCCCTGACCGAAGATGTAGGCGAAATTGCGAGTGATAGAAGAATCCGCTGCATAAGAAAAAGACAGCAGATTGCTGTATGCGTCTGAGAAAATGATGTGCGGATTGTCCTCCTGCATCAAACTGCGGTCTGTGCCTTCAGAGAGGTCAAGCACCATTTTGTAGGTCTCACCGATGTCCTTTACAAGGCGGATATTTGCAGTGCCGCCGATCTTCTCGCAGATCGTATAAATCCATTCCATCAGATTGGCATAGGAAATTTGCAGCGTTGTGGTCTGCTCCCAACAAGTGCCGGATACAGTGCCGAGGGAAAGTCCCGGAATTTTCCGGCTGTCATTCAGCAGCGTGTTCTGCGTGACGACCTCTCGGATAATCTCGCTATACGCTTTCTCCGCCGTGGTCGAGTACATCGGATGAATGATACGGCGCTCCAACAGGCACATTAAAAAGCGACCTCTCACTGTGAGATAGTCGCCGTTTTCAGCATCGGTATCGATCTGCACGGACTCAATAATACCAAAATGCTGGCTGTCATCATCTCTGCCGACAATGCGACCGGGCTGGAAGATATCCACATTCTGCGGATTGGCGGCGATATACACCTCAAAGCTGCCACACTGGTAGTATTCGATGTCCCACAATAGACTTGAAAAACTGTCGCACACCGCTTCGAGTGTGATCGTCAGGCTGTCCTCCACAGCGTTCATTTTATAAACTTCAATCTGCAAAATTACACCCCCAGATACGCATTCGTATGAACGATCGTCACTTTCAGGTTGTTCAGCCCTGTGCCGCGTAGATAAAAGCGGTTCTTGCCCTCGCGCAGCGTCAGCCATGTCGAGCCGGACACAAGGCGGTTGATGATATTGGTCTTGACACCACCGCGATCCAATGTCACGGTCTTGTTGCCTGTTTTGGTGGTGATCGTCACGATGTCTCCGGCTTGTAGGTCGCCTGTGATCTGGAGGTATTCATCGGTATCAGCGTTGTACAGCGTGGGAGAACGGACATCAGCAGTTGCTTCAATTTGAAGTGTAAATCCCGTCTCATCACCGTCATTGATAATTTCCATCATGTTTTGCCGGTTATATTTACCGAGGACAAAGGGCTCCGGATTCGATTCTGTTGGGAACGGGAATGTGAATGCGCCGGTGATCTGGCTGTAATACGCCATGACAGAAGTTGTGGAGTACCAATAGATATCCGGGCACAGAATGGAAATCTGCCCGGCGACAAGCTGCTCAAAGTTGGATACCTCACAAGTTTCCACATAGCCTGTGGTGAACACATCAATGCCTGCGGTCTTATAATAGAGCTTGATAAAGCGGCTCGGTTTCACCACCTTGTAAAGCTGATGCCGCCGCTTTTCTACGCCCACGCCCCGCATCTCAAAATGAATGACCACATTCCGCTTCTCGATGAAGGCGTTGTTGAGGTAGCTGCCGTCCATGCCTGCGTAGGAGGAGGTGCTGATCGTGCCGGGCGGAGGCGATAAGCCCTCGATCTTTGAGGTCATATACTGGTTTGCGGTTGTGGACATATCCACACGGTCGCCGGATTCGTTTTCTAAGATTAGGCTGAAAAACATGAAAAACCCCCTCCTTTACGGTTGACTTTTTCGAGGATATAGCTTATAATAGGATTATAGTAGCCAAAGGGAGGTATGGCATATGGCACAGCCGAGGACAGTGTTAAACACACTGTTGCATGAGAAAAGACGAAAAATCTCTGGTGGATTCTATCATAAAATGCAAGTTGATTTTGCGTATAATTCAAATCATATTGAAGGCAGCCGTTTGACACATGACCAGACACGATATATTTTTGAAACTCGTACTGTTGACGGCGTTGCCCATGTTGATGATATCATAGAAACCGCCAATCATTTTAAGTGCTTTGATTATATTCTCGATTCAATTCATGAGCAAATCACTGAAGAATACATCAAGCATCTGCATCAGCTCCTGAAAAACGGACTTCCTATCGATGATGAGGAAGATGATGTTGTAATCGGTGATTATAAGAAATATCCAAACGAAGTAGGCCAGATTCAAACTGTCCACCCTAAAGAAGTTCCTTCTCATATGGAGGAACTGGTTCATGATTTTGCAGAAAGACAAGCCATTGACCTTTATGATGTTGCTGAATTTCATGCAAGATTTGAAAAAATCCATCCGTTTTATGATGGAAACGGACGGGTAGGCAGACTGCTCGCCTTGAAAATGTGTCTTGCAAATGATATCGTTCCTTTTTTCATCAATGATGACAGTAAGATATTCTATTATAAAGGACTGAAAGAATGGCAGGTCGATGGTAAAAAGGAAAGATTGCTTGATGTCTTTTTATCCATGCAGGATGATATGAAATGCATACTTGACTATTTTGAGATTGCGTATGATAAGTCGGAAACGCGAGCAAGAGATTTGATTCAGAAACATAACACATAAGGTAAAAATGGGCTGATTTCGGGTCAGCCCATTACTATTTCACACATTCAGCGCATTCCGCGTCTGACGATAGATTTCCAGCCGTGACAGCGACTTTGGCGAGTTATTTGTCTGGTTGACTGTCCGGCTGTTGTCGTTGTTGTAGTAATTGTTGACCACACCGCCGCTGCTGCCTACCATTGCGCCCGAAATACTATCCATCCTCATACCAAAGTCCGAATTGAGAGATAGTGTCATCGCATCGGCTACGGAGGATACCGCTTTTTCCACATACTTTTTACTCTTGTTGATACCCTGTGCCAGTCCCTTCATAAAGTCAGGCATCCAAGATTCAAAGGACGTAAGCGGTCCCTTGTCCGGAACCGAGAAGTGCAGATAATCACTGATCGCCCGCGCTACGTCCGCAACGGTGTTGATGAGATTGCCGAGCATATAATTCAGACCGTTGATGAGGTTCTGCATGAGATCCCGTCCCCAAGACCACGAGCTGTTGACCTTGTCCATGACAGCATCATAGACAGCCCTCATTGCGCCGGAAACCGCATCACGCACACCGCCGAGCCTGTCATTGATGCCGTTTTTAATGTTGTCCCAGATAGACAGCACAGCATCCTTAACTTGGTTCATTGGATTCCGCACGATATCGGGCATAGCGTTCCAGATTGTAACCACAACGGACTTAATGCCGTTTAGAACGGTATTTACAACGTCCTTTACTGCGTCCCATGTGGTAGTGATAACAGATTTAATGTCAAGCTGTCCGGTGTTGATGAGCGTTTTCAGTGCCGTCCACACGGCAGTAACAATTTTCTTGATTCCGTCCAGCACTGTAGAAATGATGGTGCTGATTGCCTTCCATGTGGTTGCGATGACATTTCTGATTGTTTCAAGTGCGGAGGTAATCACAGATACAACAGCTTTCCAGCCGGCAGTAACACCGCTTTTGATCTGCGACATGGTCGTATCAATTGCTGTCTTGGCATTTGCCCAGACCGTTTTGACTGTATCAAACACCTGTGTCATGAAGCCCTGCACCGCAGTGACCACATTGGACAGTGCGTTTTGAATCACGCTGCTGATCTTTTCAGCAAGTCCGCCCGCAAAATTATTGACTGCATCGTTTACCACACTCGCATTGGCGTTGATACCGTCAGCCATACCTTGCATAAAGTCAGGCATCCAAGATTCAAAATCCGCAAGCGGGCCCTCATCCGGGACACTGAAATGCAGGAAGGATCGAATCTTGTCAGCCACACCCGTGACCGCATCTGCGACCTTGTTTACGCAGCTCTTGATGCCGTCCACGATGCCGTTGATAATGTCAGCGCCCCAAGAGAACGCCTCCGATGCAAGGTTCTTGATAAAGCTGACCGCCGCATTGAAGCCGTTGACTATAGTCGTCTTGATCGCTGTGATCTTCTGCGATACAGCGGATTTTACAGATTCCCAGATGTTAGAAACTGTGGTTTTGATGGTGTTCATCACATTGGATACTGTATTTTTGATGTTATTCCAGATAGAAGATACCGTGCTGAAGATTGCATTCAGAATCGAGGAAATAAAACCGGATACAGCGTTCCACACGCTGCTCACCACAGCATGAATCGCATTCAGCACAGCCGAGATGTGTGCGCTGATGCTGTTCCAGATGCTCGATACCACAGACCAGATAGCGTTCAGAATGCCCGAAATAAAACTCGATACCGCATTCCACACAGTCAAAATGACATTGTAGATCGTGTCAAGCACTGTACTGATCGTAGAGCTGATCGCATCCCAAATGGTTTGGAAGAAGTCGCGGATACTCTCCAGAATTGGAGTCAGGAAAGCGACAATCGCGTTCCAGATAGCAGTGATTTTCTCATGAATCCAGTCCATCGCCATGCCGATCAGAATCTGAATCGCCTGAAAAATGGTCTCAAATAAATATCTAAACGCTTCGAGAAGCGGAGAGATAATGTCATAGATCGTCTGCCATACAGTTGTGATGACCGACCAGATCGCATTCATGACCGTTGTGATAGCCGTATGAATGGCGTTCCACACAGTCTCAATGACGGTCTTGATGAGGTTGATTTTTGTGGTTACATCGGTATAGATCGCCGTCCAGATGCCCACAAAGAAGTTCTTGATGCCTGTCCAGATGTTCGTGAAAAATGTGCTGATACCAGTGACTATGCTCGTAAAGAAGTTTTTGATACTATTCCAAATGCCGACAAAGAAATCTTTGATTGCCGTCCAGACATCGATCCAGAACTGCTTGACGGTTTCGAGGTCTGTGCCGAAAATATCACACAGCACATTCATATAGTTTTGCAGTGTTGCTTTCAGGAAGTCCCACACCGCAACAAAAATACCCTTGATGCCGTTCCATACCTTGTCCCAGTCACCGGTGAAGATGCCAATAAAAATGTCGAGGACATTCAGCAGGATATCCGTTACCGCTTTGAAAATGTTAGCGATCTGCTGAAATACACCCTCGAAGATCGGTGCGAGGAAATTGCACAGTCCTTTCCATACAGCCTTAATGACCTCACCGATGTTTTCAAAATCGAAGCCTAAAGCGTTGAGCCTGTCAACAATGCCCTGACAAAAGCCCTGAAAAATGCCCTTGATCTGCTCCCATATCGCCGTGATTTTCGCTCTGAATTCATCATTTGTTTTCCAGAGATGCACGAATGCTGCTACCAGTGCCGCGATCACCGCAATGACAGCGACCACAGGCGCACTGATACCGCCGATAGCACCGCTGAATGCTGCAAATGCCGATTTCGCACCCGCAATAATGGTCGGAAGATTGGATATAAACTGCATCAGCTTGCCGACTGTGACCATTGTTTTGCCGACAACCACAAGCAGAGGTCCCAGCGCCGCCGCTACCAGAGCGATTTTGACGATCGTTTCCTTTGTTGCCGGATCCATCTGATTCAGTTTATCGACAAGTGCCTGAATTTTGGTGACGATCGCACGGATCGCAGGCATGAGGATCTCACCGAAGCTGATAGCAAGCTCCTCAAGCTGTGATTTCAGAATGGTGAGCTGACCGCCGAGGTTGTCCTGCATAACGGCAGCCATTTTTTCGGTAACGCCGTTGTAGCCGTCAATTTCGTCAGAACAGGTGCTGATCGCACCTTCGAGCTTTTCGATATCACCCGGTGCGGCGTTCATCAGCGCAAGGAAGCCGGACATGGCGTTTTTGCCGACCAATGCCTGTGCAGCATTCGCCTTTTCCGATTCCGACATCTGTGAGAATGCCACACGGCAGTCTGCGAGGATAACGTTCAAATCACGCATCGAGCCGTCGGCATTGGTGGTTGCGATCTCGATCTCACCGAAGGACTCACCGCAGAATTTGACCTCTCCGGCAAGCGCATTCATCATAGAACGGAGCGCCGTACCTGCCTGTGAACCCTTGATACCGCTGTTTGCCATCAGTCCGATGGCTTCTGCTGTATCCTCACAGGAGAAGCCCAAAGCACCTGCAACAGGCGCACAATACTTGAAGGTTTCACCCATCATGGACACATTTGTATTTGCATTGGACGATGCCGCGGCAAGTACATCTGCAAAATGCCCGGAGTCAGCAGCCGTTAAGCCAAACGCTGTCAGAGCATCTGTAACGATATCCGATGTGGTAGCCAAATCCTCTCCGCTCGCCGCTGCAAGGTTCATGATGCCCTCGATACCATCGAGCATATCGCCCGTTTTCCAGCCTGCCATCGCCATGTAGTTCATGGCTTCCGCCGCTTCGGATGCGGAGAATTTTGTCTTGGAGCCCATCTCACGGGCTTTGTCTCTCAGGTCTTGCAGCTCGTCACCGGTTGCGCCGGATACAGCGGCGACCTTGCTCATGGCAGTATCAAAGTCCGATGCCGTTTTCACAGCGGCTGTTCCGGCAGCAAGGACAGGTACGGTCACATGAGTGGTAAGTGTTTCACCTACATCGGCAATTTTGCCGCCGACCTTTTCGAGCGTTTCACCCACCTGCCCGATCTTCACCAGAGCCTCTTGAGATTTGCTTGCCTCTGTTTGCAGATTCTGAAGTTCCTGCTCAGTCTCGATGATCTCACGCTGCAGGGCATCGTACTGCTCCGGGCTGATCGGATTTCCGAATTCATCGGACACATCCTTTGCCTGCTGTTTCAGACCGGACAGCTCGTCTGACGTTTCCTTGATCTCACGCTGCAGAGCATCGTATTTCTCCTGCGAGATCTCACCCTTAGAAAGCTGCTCGTCGGCGGTTTTCGCCTGTTCCTTCAGTTCTTTCAGCTTGGTTTCGGTCTCACCGATCTTCTGTTTGATCGGATCATATTTTGCCTTCCAAGCATCGTAGTTGTCTTTGGTTTTGGCGGCTTCCTCGCTGGCTTTTTTCAGGGTATCCAGCCGTTCCTTCGTGCTTTTGACAGCATCTCCGAGGAGCTTCTGCTTCTGAGCAAGCAGCTCTGTATTCTTCGGATCGAGCTTCAGCAGCTTTTCCACGTCTTTGAGCTGTGTCTGTGTGTTTTTGATGTTCTTATCGACAGATTGCAGTGCTTTACTGAGCTTCGTAGTATCGCCGTTAATCTCGACTGTAATGCCCTTAATTCTTCCTGCCATGCGATATCACCTGCCTTTCAGAAAATATAAAAAATACCTACTGTGGTAGGTAGACAAGTAGGCGGAGGTGGTGTATAATAAAACTATCTCCCATGTAGCATTTCAGATATACTCCGGTGGTGCAAAGCTCTCGGCTCAAAATGAATAATGCGGTAAAACAGATGCATAACCGTACCCGCGCCTATCATGGAAATTACAGTGCCTATGCCGACGGTGCCGCCCAAGAGCCAGCCGATCAGTGTAATGAATGCAAACAGCAGCATTTCTACGATCCCGATCGGTATCTTCGGCATCCGTTTTCCGATAGCGATCAGCAGACCGTCCTTCGGACCGCATCCATACTCGGCGGACATATACACAAACATTCCGAGCGCGATAAACAGGAATCCGAACAGCATGAAAATGATACCAAACCAAAGGCTGTGGTTTTCGGGATATGGGGAAATATCGCACAATAGCTGTGTCAGATTTCCTGTGATAACTGCATCAAGGACAGTTGCGATACCAATGCGCTCGTGCAGGAGTAGCTGTATCACAATTGCCGCAAGGGATACCGCCGCCATTGCACCGCCGTAACTCAGCGGTGTGTGACGGGATATCCCCACAGCAAGGCAATCCCACGGTGCAAGCCCAATATTGGCATAGATGGTAAGATATACGCCGAAGGAGTAAATGGCAAGTCCGAGGAGAATTTTCAGAACTTGCCGTGCGATAATATCCACACCATTTCGCACCGTTCTTCTCGAATCTGCGTGTTTTTTGCACTCAAAACCGGTTGAAATCGTCCTGAGTCGCTTTGTAGCTATAGGTCGCTTCATCATTATCCCTTTCGATGAACATTTCATTGACCATTCCGATGGTGAGTAGATCAAGGTCAGATAAACTAAGCCCGATCTGCACACATCGGAGAAGGAACAACGGCGTTGTCATCTCGCGGTCAACTGGACGAGACTTTTTTTTGACTCTGCCTGCGTCTCCAGATTCATGCCCCAAAGCTCAAAGAGCTGCGGCAGCACCTCGTAGATCGAGAAGCAGTTGAACTGCTCCAGCCACTCATCGGGGCTGTCCGGAACATTCTGCGGATCAGCGTGTTTTGCCATCGCCCATGCGATGTTCTCGAACACCTCAAGGCTCTCGATGCCGAGGCCGGAATCCTGCTCGTCGCTCTCATCCACGGAATCCTTCAGCGCCGCAAAATCTTTGAAGATATCCTTGCGAAACTTGGCACGGTACAGGCGAGGCAGGGTTGCGCTCGCCTTGAAAGGAACATCGATACCGTCAACGGTGATGATTTTTTTGATAGCCATTTTCTCTCTCCTCCGAATCAGTCAGTAGTTGTGGATGCCGCAGCAGACTTTGCTGCGCTTGCCGATCTTGTGCTGTTGGTAGTTGCTGCGGTCGGGATATACACAGCGCCGTACCAGTTGTTGTAGGTCGCCTCGTCTGTATTCTCACAGGTCTTGCCCTTCACCAGACCGGAGGGCAGCGCCGTAGCCTTCAGCGAAAGCGTCTCAGTCTTGACCTCAGTAGACTCTTCCGTAGTGGAACTCTCGGTCGAAGGACGGGATGCCGAGCAGCAGTACAGCACATGACGGATGTGATTCTTGTCGCCGTTAAACTCGAAAAGCAGCGCAAACTGCGAGGTTTCGGCATCGTTGCGCTCCACAAGCACACCCTTGCTGTCGAGCTGCTCGCCGAGGATCGTAGTAGCGAAATCGGTGGTGATGAGCGCCACCTCAAGGTCGCCCTCGTAGCCTGCATTGTTGTTGATGACGTAGTACACGCCGTTATCAGCGAAAAAATTCTCATTTTCGCCGTTTGCATCAATACTCAGCGACACCGCACCGGGCAGGCGCACCGGCGTTGCGAAGGTCGGCACACCGTCATCGCTCCATGCCGTGATCTTCGCATAGTGGACCTTATTCAGACCGAACTTGACTTTGTTTTTCTGAAGTGCCATGCTTATACCTCCATTGTGTACAGGACCTCATAGAGCTTTTCGCTCTCGATCCATACCTCAGATTTTGTGTAATAGATGTTGTGCTGCAGGAGAACTTCCTCCACACGCTGCTCCGTATCCGGCGTTTTTTCATCCGTGTATAATTCGATGTGCAGCTCTTTGAAGCTGTGATACATCAGATTATCTGCGGAAAATGTGTCCTCGCCGGGAGACAGAAAAAGCACAAACGGAGGATCAGGGCTTTCACCCTCTGCGAAGTGATGATACGCAAAAGGCAGCCCGATCTCCTGCATCATTTCATTGATCTCTTCATAGGACATAGTTGTTACCTCATGACAGCGCCTTTTCGATAAGGGATTCGAGCATCTGCTCACCGTTTTCCTCTGCCGGAGCTATATGCGGGATAGCTGCCACACGACCGCCGCCCCTTTTCGCATGACCATGCTCCAACAGATGCGCGATCTGGTAGCGGTTTTTGGAATGCACCGTCATTTCGAGCGTATGACTGTTTTCCTTCACTTTTTTCGCAGCCCAGCTCTTTTTGTAGCGTCCGGATTTCTCAGGAGCATTTTCGGAGATCTCGTTCTTGACAGCAGTAGCAGTCTTACGAACAGCCTTCTTCATTTCGGCATCCGCAAGTTCTGCGTATTCCGTCAGTCCCTTCATGACCTCCGATGCCAGATCGTCAATAGACGTCATCCTTCGCACCCGCCTTTCTGGATTCGCAGATCAGCTTCATATAGTCCTGCGTTTTGTAATTCGGCACAATGCCTTTGATGTCATATTCGATGCTGTCAAAACGGATGCGGTAAACAGTCGAGGACATACGCTTTGTCTGCGGAGTCTGCCGGATGATGACCTCGATTTTCTGAATTGCTCTGGTCACGCCGGTATTCGTTTCCTCATCTGCGCCGCCGACTGTGTTGGATACAGCCACAGAAGCCCAGAGGGAGAACACCTCCTCCCACCGGGCTTTGTGATTGCCGATTGCATCCTTTTTGACATGGTTTTCAAGAACGGCAATGCGTTGATTCAGATTTCCGATCTCCATATCTACACAATGCCCTCCCTTTGTGCGAACAACAGCGCACGCAATGTCAAGGTGAGCGCATGATAATCAGCAGTATTGCGGTTTTCATAGAGGTACGAAACTGTGTACAGCATAGCCTGCCGGGAGGTTTCCTCATTTTCCGCGAGCTGCTTTTCATTCATGCGCCCCACATCCATCACGAGCCGCTGCGCCGTATCTATTATTTTTTTTTTAATGATACGGCGACCACCGAGATCTACACGGAGATAGTTTTTTGTCTCAGGAAGCGATATCAGATTCATGACTGACCTCCGTTCTCAGGAGATCAGCCGTTGCCGCCTGCGCCGCCGCCAGTTGTACCGCCGCCGGAAGTGTTCGCCTTATTGCCTGCCATCTTCAGAACCTTGACAGACTCCGGCAGGATCAGACGGCCGTCCACACGCTGCGTGGTGAGGAAGCCGACCTGATCGGTGCGGGCATACAGCTCGTTCAGACGGCGGAAGGTGCGATTCTGACGGTCAGCCACCCAGTAATTCTTCATGTCGCCGAAGAGCAGAACACGCTCGCCCTTTGCGATGGTGGGCATGAAAGAGGAGGTGCGGATCGGTCTGCCGAGCAGCGTATCCGGCTTTGCGATGTCGAGGGACGGCTTCCAGAGGTAGTTGTCGTTCTTGTCCTTGAGCTTCATGAGCTGGAGAAGGATGGTCTCGTTGCAGACGAACTGTGCGTTGCGGCGGTAGGGGCTCTTGAGGCTGTAGTAGAGGTCGAACACCTCGTCGAAGGTGATCGCAGTCTGCGATGCCGCAGTGACACCCAGCTCTGCACCGCCGGTCTCATCGAGGATGCCGAGCGGCTTCTTGTCGCCGTCACCGGTGAAGAACGCACGCTCCTCGGCATTGCCCATCGCCACGCCAAAACGTGCAGCGATATACGATGCGAGGTCGAAGGCAGAATCGTGCAGAAGCTCGTTGCTGATCTTGATCATCGTGCCGAGCTTGTACGCAGAGAGCGT